TGAAAGGAGCCTGAGATGAATTCCGTCTATGTCCGCATCTTCCTCTATGTGGTGTCGCCGGTGCTGACCACGCTCGTCGCGCTGATCCCCGGCTGGGGCGTCGCCTATTCCAATGGCGTGCTGACCGTCGATCTGTCCACGGCCGCCGGTGCCGCCATCGCGGCGCTCGGGATTTCCTCGGCGATCTTCGCCAGGTGGGGCGTCAAGTAGACGCCCAAAAGACTTGAAAGACCGATCGTGACCGATTTCACCCAGCACCACGTCGATCGCATCAATGATGCGCATACACGCCTCGACGTTCACGAGGCGCGGATCGCCAGACTCGAGACCTCTGAGGCGGTTTCCTCGGAGCGTTACCTGCATATCAAGGCCGCGCTCGACAAGATCCAGACAACGACCTCGAAAGTCGCATGGATCGTCATCGCTGCGGTGATCGGCGGCGTCATGACCTTCATCATCGATGGGGGTATTCACCTTGGCAAATAACGATGAAATCCGGCGCCGTACACGTTCCGACTATGTGTTCCGCCGCCTAACCGCCGCCACCATCGCGGCGGCCTATGGTGTGAGCGAGGTCACGATCGGCCGCTGGAAGAAGAAAGCCAAAGCAGACGGCGATGACTGGGACATGGCCCGCACGGCAGCCGTGATGTCGGGCCAGGGCGGCGATGTCGTGACCTCGATCGTGCTCGAGGAATACATGCTGCAGGCGCAGCAGCTGCTGCACCAGATCAAGGAAGGTGCGCTCGACGTCGAGACGAAGGTCAAACTGATGGCCTCTCTCGCCGATTCCACGACGAAGATGGTCGCGGCGGCGTCGCGCGCGGCGCCGAAGCTGTCGGAGCTCGGGGTGGCGCAGGCAGTCGTCGAGGAGCTCGTGGATTTCGTGCGCGAGAAGTTCCCGCACCACATCGAAGCCGTCCAGGAGCTGCTTGGCCCCTTCGCGGATCACATCTCGCTGCGCTTCGCGCCGTGAGGTGACCCATGGCGGTTCGTCCCGCAACGCACCCCAAGACTAGCCAGAAGGAGTTTCTGGCAAGTATCCAGCGCAAGGGCGAAGAGCTTGCCCGCTGGATCGATCTATCCGTCGACGCCTTTCCGACTGATCCAGCCGCCAAGCGAGACCGGTTGGCGCGGGTGCGCGGTGCGGATGGCTTCCGCTTCTTCCTCGAGACCTACCTGCCGCACTACGTGAAGGGCGCGCCATCGCTATTTCATGAGGCGGTGTTCCGTCTGGCGCCGGAAATCCTCTCCTCCGACAAGGGTGCCCGTGAGCTGCTGATCGCACCGCGCGGGTCGTCGAAGTCCACCCACTTATCGCTGGGCTTCGCGCTCTACTGCATCGTGCTTGGGCTGAAGCGCTACATCCTCGAGGTCTGCGACGTCTACGCTCAGGCGGCGCTGCTGATCGAGGCGATCAAGGCCGAACTCACCACCAACATCCGCCTGCAGAGCGACTTCCCGGATGTCTGCGGCGCGGGGCGGGTCTGGCGCGAAGGCGAGATCGTCACGGCGAACAACGTCCGGGTCGAGGGTCTCGGTGCGCTGCAGAAACTGCGTGGGCGTCGCCACGGGCCGCATCGCCCTGACCTGATGTTCTTCGACGACCTCGAGAACGACGAGCAGGTCCGCAGCCCGGAGCAGCGGCAGAAGCTCGAAAACTGGGTCTACCGCGCCGCCTTGCAGGTCGGGCCACCCGATGGCTCGATGGACGTGATCTGGGTCGGCACGGTCCTGCATTTTGACGCTGTGCTGGTCCGCGCATCCAAGAAGCCGATGTGGCGCGTCACCGAGTTTCAGGCGATCGTGCGGTGGCCGGATCGAATGGATCTCTGGGACCAGTTCGAGGAGGTCTATCAAAATCTCGGCGTGGGCTTTGCACGGGCGTTCTACGCGGACCAGAAGGCAGAGATGGATGCGGGCGCCGTCGTCAACTGGCCATCGGTGCAGCCGCTCGTCGAGTTGATGCTGAAGCGTGCCGAGTCACACGACGCCTTCCAGACCGAATACCAGAACAAGCCGATCAGCGAGGGGAACCCATTCGGCGATCTCACCTGGTGGGTGCAGGTCCGTCGCGACTTGATCTTTTTCGGCGCCATCGACCCGTCGCTGGGCCGCAAGTCGAAGGGCCGTGACCCATCCGCAATCCTGATCGGCGGTATGGACCGGCTCACTGGAACCATGGACCTCGTCGAGGCGTCGATCCGGCGCCGCCTGCCAGATCTGATCATCGCCGACACGATCGCGCTGCAGCGCGAGTACGGTTGCGTCCTGTGGTTCGTCGAAGCAGTCCAGTTCCAGGAATTCCTGCGCACGTCGCTGATGGTCGAGGCGGCGAAACAAGGGGTGGGGATTTCGGCGATCCCGATCACGCCGAACTCTGACAAGAACCTCCGCATCGAGCGTCTGCAGCCGCCCATCGCCGCCGGGCTGATCCGTCTGCATCAGAGCCAGAAAACACTGATCGACCAGCTCCAGCAGTGGCCGAACGCAGATCACGACGACGGCCCGGACTGCCTCGACATGCTCTGGCAGCACGCCCTGAAATATTCCGGCGGCATCGGCGGTCTCGGCGGCGGGTCGATCATGACGGCGGGCCGGTCGTCATCTGACTTCATGAGGGGGTATCGGTTGTGAGCCGCAAGAAATTCAGATCCCCGGCATCCTTTGCCGCAGATCCTGCTGTCGACGCCCGCAAGAACCTGCCGGCGCAGGCGCGGGCGCTCGTCGCGAACGCACGCAACGACATCACGCTTCCGGTCTATACCGGGCGCATGCATCCTCTCGACGATACGCTGCTCGAGCGGGGCGACGGCAAGGGCCTGAAGATCTATGACGAGATCGAGCGCGATACCTTCGCCGGATCAGTGCTCGAGAAGCGTAAGAAGCAGCTGACGGCCCGCGAATGGCGGGTCGAGCCCGCGAATGATCCGAGCGCGCGTGACATCGAGGCGGCAGCAGTGGTGCGTCAGGTCTTCGAAAGCCTGCCCTTCGACCGCATCTGCGAAGATCTGCTCGATGCTACCCTGAAGGGATTCGCGATTTCCGAGGTGGTCTGGGCGCGTGACGGAGCGGGGATCTGGCCGCAGGAGATCGTGGCGCACGATCAGCGCCGCTTCGTCTTCGACGAGGATTGGCGCCCGCGCCTGCTGACCATGGCGAACATGTATCTGGGCGAGGAGCTGCCCGAGCGGAAGTTCATCATCCATCGTTTCGGTGTAAAGGGCAACAACCCCTATGGTCTCGGCCTCGGGTCATCGCTGTTCTGGCCGGTCCTGTTCAAGCGCGAGGGCATCGCCTTCTGGATGCTGTTCCTGGACAAGTTCGCAGGCCCGACAGTGGTGGGTGAGACACCGTTCGGGTCGCTGCCGGAGGTCGACCGGAAGACCATCGACGCCCTCGCCGGGGCGCGCACCAGTTCGGCAATCCTGGTGCCGACCGGGACCAATACCAAGTTCCTGGAAGCGTCAAAATCCGGCTCGATCACCTACCGCGATTTCCTCGAGTATTGGGACAAGCAGATCTCGATCCGGGTCAACGGGGAGACCCTGTCCACTGACATCGGGTCGAGCGGCTCCCGGGCGGCGGCCGAGACCCACGCCGACCAGCTTGGCCTGCTGGTCGATGGCGATTCGGATTTGCTGTCCGCCACCCTGCGCGACACGCTGATCCGCTGGATCGTGGACTACAACGTGCCCGGCGCGCGCTTGCCATCGGTCTGGCGCGAGCGCCCGGCAGATGCCAAGGCCGAGGCCGAGACCAGGAAAGCCGAAGCGGAAGCGGCGGCGGCCGCGAACAGCGCGCTGCGTGACGTGATCCAGATCGCAGCGAAACTGCCCGATGACGCAGTTGCACGGAAGTTCGTCGTGGCCTCCGGCCTCGTTGGCGATCTCGATGACGATGTGATCGACGCCCTGGTGAAGATCCGTGATGATCTGCGGGAGGCTTCGCCGGTCGATGCTGTTCCCGGTGCGCCAACGGGGGTGCCGGGCGCGACACGCGCGCCGGTTCCGGTCGGGGCCACGCCCCGCCTGCCGGGTGTCACGCGGTGAGTGCACCGGCCTGCCCCTGCTGCTCCTACGCGGTCGATGACCGGCCTGCCGAGATCGCGAGGCAGGCGACGCAGGCAGCACGTCCGCTGATCGAGGCGCGGATCTCTGCGATCCGCGAGGTGATCGATGAGGCGGACAGCTTTGACGCTGCAGCACGCGGGCTGCTCGATCTCGCCGCCAGCTGGACGCCGCAGGCATTTGGAGCGCTGATTGGCTCAGCTATGGCACTGGCCGCTTGGGAGGGTCGCGAGGCGGTCTTCCTCGATCTGGATGAGGAGAAGCTGACCAACTTCTACGCCCCCTTGTTCGTCCCGCCGCACTTGCAGCCGCCGGTCTCGGATTTTGCAGATCCGGGGATCCTCTTCAACTTTCAGCCGCAGATCGACTTCCTGAAGCAGAAGCGTCCGGCGGCATCGAAGGTCTGGACCGACAAGATGTTCGGTGACCATGACCGTGAGTTCGTCGTGGCGGGTGTCACCGATCACGCCATGGCGGAGGAGTTCCACCAGGCCATTCTGGATGCCGTCGATGGCGGTGGCGGATACAAGTCCTTCGCCGCGGATTTCGACCGGCTCGTCGAGAAATACGGATGGTCCTACAACGGTGGCCGAGAGTGGCGGATCCGGACGATCTTCGACACCAATGTGCGCACGAGCTACATGGCCGGCCGTCTGGCCATGATGCGCGACCCCGATGTGGTCCGGCTGCAGCCATGGTGGCAGTATATCCACGGTGAAAGCCGGACACCGCTGCAGCCTCGGCCGATGCACCTCTCCTGGAACGGCCTGCTCGCGCGCCATGACGACCCGTGGTGGGATATCCATTTCCCGCCAAACGACTGGCTGTGCTCCTGCGGCGTGCGTGCAATGTCCGAGCGCCGCGCCAAGCAGCAGCCGCGGTGGGGCCAGATTCCGCCCGCGGATATCATGCGCAGCGTGCTCGATCGGACCAACCAGCGCACGGTGCAGGTGCCACAGGGGATCGGCCTTGGCTGGGACTACCAGCCGGGCCACCTCTGGGAGCGCGGCATGGTGCCGTCAAAGCTCGAGGAGGAGGCAGGCGGTTTGACGCCGGACGGGCGTCAAGCTGTGCAGATCGATGAACCAAAACCGATCCCGGATCTCGTCTCCCACGCCCTGCCGTTCAAGGCAACGCCGTTGCCCCTCAATCTGCCCGATGAGGAATACGTCAAGGCCTTCCTCAATCCCTTCGGCGCGGAAGTCGGACGTGCCGTCTCCTGGACCGATGCGGCCGGAACCACGCTCCCGATATCGGACGAGCTTTTCCGCGAGACGGCAAGCGGGGCCTGGAAGGTCGGAAAACGGGATCGTGCATCGCTCACGCCGCTCCTGGCAGAAGCCTTGCTCGATCCAGACGAGATCTGGGTCGGGCTTGCGCGAAAGGTGAACCGGCAGACGGGAGAAGTGGCGCTGGTCGTCGATCGGCGCTACATCCGAACGGACGGGAAATCGGGGCTCATGGTGGTCTTCGAAGTCGGCCGTCGGTGGTGGCAGGAAGTCACTGCCTACAACACGACCGACAAGAAGGGGAACCCGGATCTCGCGTTGCTCGATCGCCGCCGGGGCGGAAAGCTCATCTGGTCGAGACCGAGGAAGTAAGGACCCGCCGGGGTGATCCGGCGGTAGCGTCGGGGGCCTACCAGGAACATCACCGTTCATCGGATTGCCGACACCGCACCAATATAGCCAGCAACATGTGAGTTTTCCATATGGAACGCACGTTTTCGATCGAGGTGAACGACCGGGAAGCCAGCGAGGCGCTCTCGGTGCTGCTGCACCGCATGGAAGAGCGGCGCGGCTTCTATCAAAACGTGGCAGAGCTGCTCGCAAACTCGGCCCGGGAGAACTTCCGCAAGCAGACGGCGCCCAGCGGCACCCCCTGGGCGAAGCTCAAGGCCGCGACGATCCGGGAGCGTACCCGCAAGGGGCAGCTCCCTCTCACGATCCTGAACACGAATGGCGTGAAGGACGGCATTCACCTGCAAGCTGCGATCTCGCAGGAAGCCGACAATGACGCGGCCCGGGTCGGCGTTCTCGATCAGGACCCCGTCCGCCACTATGCCGCAATCCACCAGTTCGGCGGCACGATCCCGATCCCGGCGCGCAAGGGCCGCATCTATCGACACTACGATCCGACCTCGGGGGTGACCGGCCGGAAATTCGTGTCGCGAGATTCCGAGGGCGCCAAGGCAACTGAAGTCGATATTCCGGCCTACACGGTGAGCATGCCAGCCCGACCCTACCTCGGTGTCTCGGCCGATGATGAAATGGAGATCCTGTTGCTCGCCGAGGACTGGATCGGCCTCTGATCCGGGCCGCGACGGAGAGCGCCAACGAGTGGCGATGATCTTCGCAGGCTGTCGTCGCCCGCCCAGACCAGAGATGCCGCGTCAAACAGGCGTCAAAATCGCTCTGGCGGCATATCGTGTCCCCTCCCGCCGGTGCTGATGCTTGACCGAACCGGGTTCTGCTGCGCATGGTGCCCGATGAGGCGCCGCGCACGCCTGTCGTGACCCCCGGACCAGGTCCGGGGGTTTCGCTTTTTCAGGCATGCAAAACCGGGGGCACCAACCTGCTCCTGGATTACCATGCCCCAGTCACTCCCCACCTCGGCTCGTATCGAAGTCTTCCGGACCGGACGCTTCACCTCCATGGAGGGGGCGCCGCTCAGCTATACCGCCGCCGATCTGAAGGCGATCGCTGCGTCCTATGATCCCGAGACCGCTCCCGCACCCATCGTCGTCGGGCACCCCGCCTCTGACGCGCCCGCTCTCGGTTGGGCGGAGAAATTCGAATTCGACCCCGAGACGGAACATCTCAGCGCCACCATCAAGGACATCGAGCCAGCCTTTGCTGCCTCGGTCCGTGCCGGCCGATTCCGGAAGGTGTCGATGTCCTTCTTCCCGCCGCATCACCCGGCCAACCCCAACCCCGGCTCCTGGTATCCCCGCCATATCGGCTTTCTGGGGGCCGCGTCTCCCGCGGTGCCGGGCCTGAAAAATGTCGCCTTCTCGATCGCCCCGGCCGATGCGATCACCTTCTCGGGCGAGTTCGCCCAGTTCGGCGATCCCGGGTTTGAACGGTCCGCGTCGCTGTTCCGGCGCCTGCGCGACTTCTTCATCGAAAAGCACGGGCTCGAGGAGGCCGACAAGGCGCTGCCGGCTTACGAGATCGAATGGCTGGGCGAGATCGAGACGTCCCACGAGCCCGACGGCCTCGATGGGCCGGGCTGCGCAACCGGAGGCTATGTGCCTGGCGAACAGCAGCCCGGCATGCGGTGCATCGTTCTGAAATCTGAAAAGGAGGCCCCCGTGCCCGGAGAGAAACCCGCCGACTTCGCTGCGCGCGAAGCGGAGCTGACCGAACGCGAGCGCAAGATCGCCGAACGCGAAACCGCTGCCGCCCATTCCGAAAATGCCTCCTTCGCGGAGCGCATGGTGGACGAGGGCCGCCTGTTGCCGGCCCTGCGGGACAAGGTCGTCGCGCTGATGGATGCGCTGCCAGGCCATGCCTCGGTGACCTTCGCAGCGGGTGATGCCCCGATCTCGCCTGTTGCCGCGCTGCGCGAAGTGCTCGAGGCCCAGCCGGTGGTGGTCACCCAGGGCCGTCACGATATGGGGCCGCTTCCGCACGATGCGCCCGCATCCTTTGCCGCCGACGGCAAGCCCGTTGATGGCGACGAGATCGCCCTGCATCACAAGGCCGAGGCGTACATGCGCGAGCATCCCGAAACCGCCTATCTCGACGCCGTCGCGGCCGTCTCCCGCTGAGAGGATCCCAAATGCAGTATCATCATGACGTTCTCGCCTGGACGGTCATCTCGACCGGCACGTTTTCCGCCAATGACCTCGTGGGCTTCGATGGTGCCAAGGTGGTTGCCGACGATGCCCCGGTGATGGGTGCTGCCAAGCATCCCTGCACCGTGATCGGCGACCCCGTGGGCCTGACCCTGATCGGTATCGCCCGGGTGAAGGCCGTGGGCGCTATCACCGCGGGCACGCGCGTCGTTTCCGCGGCCGCCGGCGGCGTTAAGGCCGCGGGAGCCACCCCGGTCAACGACTTCGCCACCGCCATGACCTCCGCCGCCGACGGCGAGTTCGTCGACATCCTCATCCGCTGAAGGACCTGAACATGCCCCAGACCATTCTCAACACGCGCACGGCACAGGTGATCAGCCCGATCCTGTCGAACCATTCGCGCGGCTATCGCAACGCCTCCTTCGTGTCGCACGTCCTTTTCCCGCGCGTCTCGATCCCCAACCGCTCGATGTCGGTCCTGAAGTTCGGCAAGGAAGCATTCCGGAAGCTGAATACCCGCCGTGCACCGGGCACCAACGTGAAGCGCGTGCAGTACGGCTTCGCCGCCGGCACGGTGTCGCTCGTCCAGGACGCGCTTGAGGGCGTCGTGCCGATCGAGCACCAGCAGGAAGCCGAGAAGGTCCCGGGGATCGATCTCGCGTCGAACGCGGTCAACATGATCCTCGATGTGGTCGATCTCGGCCTCGAATATGACGCCGCGCAGATCGCGCGCACCGCTGCGAACTATGACGCCAACCACAAGTTGGCGCTGGTCGGTGCCGACCGCTGGACCAGTTCGACCAGTGATCCGGGCGAAGACATCGGCGATGCATCCGAGGTGATCCGGCGGTTCACCGGGCGCCGGCCGAATACGCTGATGCTGGGCCCCACGGCGGCGAAGGCGCTGAAGAACCACGCCAAGATCAAGGAGCAGTTCAAATACGTCTCCAAGGACTCGATCACGCTCGAGATGCTCGCCGCCTATTTCCAGCTCGAGCGGGTGGTCACCGGCGATGCGGTCTTCCTGCCGGAGACGGCCGACGACAGCGTGGCCGCGACCGATGTCTGGGGCGACGATGCGATCCTGGCCTGGGTGCCCACCACCGGCGGCAACTACATGGTGCCGTCCTATGGCTATACCTACGAGCTGATGGGCTATCCGCAGGTCGAGCAGCCCTATTACGACCGGTCGTCGAAGTCGTGGATCTACCCAACCACGGTCGAGCGCAAGCCGTATCTGGTGGGCGCCGATGCCGGCTTCCTGTTCCAGAATGCCGGCGCGGCCGCTGCGTAAGGAGGTGGCGATGAGCGAGAAATTCTCAATCCGCCTCTCGGGGCCGGCGAAAGTCCTGGGCAAGCGCCGTCAGGCCGGTGATGTGGTCGAGGTGGATCGGAATGGCCTCGAGCACCTGATCGCCGCCGGCGTCGTCGACGATCGTCCCGCTGAGGGGGTGGCCGAGCAGGTCGCCGAGAAAGACCCCACGCTCTCCATCGAAGCGCTGGAAGCCGAGCGGAGTGCCGCGATCGCGCGCGCAGTCGAGGCCGAGGCCCAGCGTGACACGCTGCAGGGCCGCCTGCTTGAGCTGCAAGCGCAGATCGATGCTGCGGTGCCCCAGGGCGGAGAAGACACCCCGATCTCGCAGGAGAGCGATGCCACGAAAAGCACGGCGCAAAAGACGGCGCGTGGTGGCAGTGAGAAGGGCTGAAGAGCAGCAGCCCTTCACCGCCGGGGGCGCGCTCCCTTCGTCGCGTCCCCGGCACCAATCCCTCAGCATGGGTGTCCAACATGAACAGCCTCGAAGTCGGTGATCGCGCAGCCGCTGCCGCGCAGAGGACCCCGAACCGCGTGACGCTCGACAGCATGATCGAGAAGATCGAGAGTGAGGAATTCCTCAATCCAGAGACGATCCCGCATCTCACGATCTGCGTGCTGCGGCTGAAGAACGGCTTTTCTCTGGTCGGTACATCCGCGCCGGCGGATGCCGGGAATTTCGATGCCGATCTTGGGCGCAAGTTCGCGCGCGAGGATGCGATCCGGCAGATGTGGCCGCTCGAAGGCTATCTACTGCGCGAACGCCTGGCATCGGAGGTCATCTGATGCACTGGGCCGACATCGTCATCTCCCGTCTTATGCTGGCGATCGACTGGTGCGCCGGTTTCCTCGATCTCAGCTTCGAGATCATCGCGATGCCCATCGACCCGCGGGCTCGCTACCCCGGGGGTGAAGACTGGCGTGCATCGGGCGGCGCAGCGGATGTGCGCCGCCGTATGCACCTGGCGCGCTCTCTCACCGGGCGCCGCGTGGGCGGCATGATCTGCTCTGGCGATCTGAGCGTCGGGCGCCTGATGCTGGTGGGATGAGCGATGTATGCGAGCCTGGATGACCTGATCGAACGCGCGGGCGAGACGGAGATCCTGCAGATCGCCGATCGCGACGCTGACGGCATCGCCGATCCCGAGGTGATCGAAGCGGCGCTCGTCCACGCCGACAACAAGATCAACTCGTGGGTCGGCGTCAAATATCGCATCCCCTTGACGGTGGTGCCCGACATCGTGCGCAGCTGGGCGGTGTCGATCGCACGCTATTACCTGCACCGCTATGAGCGGCCGGATTATGTGAAGGACGACTACAAGGATGCGATCTACGACCTGAAATCCGTCGCCGAAGGCAAGGCGGCCGTGCCGGGCGCGGCAGGTCTGACGCCGGCGGCGAGCGATCAGGCCGGCACGGTCCTCGCGGTTCACCCGGCGCCGCATTTTGACCTGCGGGGCTGGCGGTGACCGATCTTCTGGATCTCGTGAAGGAGCGCCTCGAGGCGCTGGCCCCAGCACTCACCTCCGTCGAGGTGATCGAGGACATCGAGGCGATCGCGAAGGGCACACCGGCCGGATCCGGCGCCGCATTCGTCGCCCCGTATCGGGAGCGCGGCACTGCCAACGAACTCGCCACGGGATTTCGCCAGCTGATCTGGGTCGAGTTTCTCGTCGCCTTCCAGATCCGCATTGCCGACGACAGCAAGGGCACGGCCCGGGTCGCGGCCTTTCGCGCCATCAAGGGACAGATCGAAACAGCTCTCGCGGGCTGGCAGCCCACACCCGAGGCCGAGCCGATCTCGCTGATCGGTAGCCAGGGCGGGCGACTGACGACCGGGGTCAGCACCTATGTGCAGACCTGGGAGACGACGCGATACCTCACGGGTTGACGCGCTCCGCCACGCGGCCGCATTGTGGCTGCACTCCAGCGAGAGATGATCCCCGGACCTTGTCCGGGGGTTTCGCATTTCCGGCCATGTCAAACCTGCATCAGGCGCCCGGCATCCATGTCGGGCCACTGATTGTCGAGGTTTGAAATGAGTCGACCGACCACCGGAGGCCGCTGGATCCGCAGCGCCAAGACCGGCGCGCTGACCCGTCAGGACGATGTGGAGACGAGCACGCCGCCGGCCCAGGCTGATGCCCCGGCCGAGAAACAGCCGAAAACCAAGGCGAGCGACACCGCCATCAATACCGCTGTCGCCAACAAGGAGGGCTGATCGTGGCATTTCGTCGTTGGAACAAGCTCGCGATGCTGCACAAGCTGGAAGCCGCCTATGGTGAGCAGGCTGCCCCAAGCGCCGCTGATGCAATCGTCGCGTCAAACATTACGTTCACCCCGATCGAAGCGGATGAGGTCGAGCGTGACCGGCTGCTCCCCTATCTCGGGAACCAGGGGTCCATTCTCGCCAGTGAATATGGGAAGGTCGAATTCGACATTGAAATGGCCGGCGCCGGCGCTGCCGGTGATGTTCCGCGCTATGGCTCTCTGCTGCGTGTCGCCGGCATGTCGGAAACGATCACGGCGAACACCTCCGTCGTCTATCACATCATCGAATCCGATGTGGAGAGCGGCACGCTCATTTTCAATTCTGATGGTGTCGAGCACGTCTTCCTGGGCGCCCAGACCAACATCGCGATGAACTGGGTTTCAAAGGCGATCCCCAAATTCCGCTTTTCGATGATCGGTCTGCTGGGCGACATCACGGACACGCTTCTTCCGGCCGTCACAGCCGCTGGCTGGGTCGACCCCATTGTCGCGTCGAAGAAAAACACGACGATGTCGATCCATGGATGGAATGCCGTGGCGGAAAGCCTGTCGATCGATTTGGGCAACAAGCTCGAGCCGCGTTTCCTGATTGGCGATGAACGCATTGTGATTCCGGATCGCAAGGCTACCGGCAGTGCGGTTGTCGAGGCGAGGTCCCTTGCGACCATCAACTGGTTCGAGCGCGCCCGGAACAAAACCCGCGGCCTGGTGAAGATGACCCACGGAGAAACCGTTGGGAATATCGTCGAAGTCGAGTGCTCAGCTGTTGAAATCGGCAAGCCGTCGCAGGGTCAGACGCAAGGGATTGTCAATTATACACTCCCTCTGGCTATCTGTCCGACCGCGGGCCTCGACGAGCTGACGATCACCGTTCGCTGACCCCCTGACCGGGCGCCGCGCGCGCCTGGTCTCCCCCCCCCTTTTTCCGGAGACCTGCTCATGAAATTCACCCTCGTCGAAGCCCCGACCTTCTGGTGGCCCGTCACCGTCCGCGTCCCCGATCCGGATGCCCCCGGGAAGACCATCGCGCAGGATCTGCGGGTGCAGTTCACGCCCAAGACCCGCGACGAGGAGATCGCGCTGAATGAGGCATTCGCCGCGTTGACCACGGATCGCGAGCGTGCCGATGCGGAGATCGCGAACTGGCTCGACATCGTTGTGGGCTGGGACGGTGTCGTCGATGGCAATGGTAATCCCGTTGCCTTTTCGAAGGAAACGCTGCGCGCCGCGCTGCAGTGGCAGTGGTTCCGCTCTGCCCTTTCGAAGGCTTTCACCGACAGCGCCTTCGGCCTCGAGGCGCAGCGGGGAAACTGACCGAGGCCGCGCGGGCCTGGGCCTTCGCGCGGCTCGGCAAGGTCGACGATCGCCAGCCGGTGCGCATCGACCAGAACATCGCTGACCAGTTCGCCCGCTGGGGTGTGCCGGTCCCCACCGATGCGATCAGGGAAGATGACGGCGACATGTTCGAGGTCTGGGCCAGCAACTGGAGTGCTCTCGTGGCGTTTCTCGCCGTCGAGACCCAGTGGCGCGTCATTGTCGGTGTCGGTGCTCTGATCTGGCTCGGGCTGGATTATGCCGCCGTCGACGTCGCCTTTCGTCGGCTCGGTATTGGCGATGATGAATTCGCGGCCGTGCAGATGATGGAACTGGCCGCGCTCGACGTCCTCTCGAGGGCCGATTGATGGCCCAGAATGCAGTGTTCAACGTCTCTCTTGTGTTCCGCTCGGAGATCGAAGCGGCCAAGGCTGATATTGCGGCCATCAAGCGTGAGCTTGGCACAGTCAGCACGGCGACCACTGAGGCGGCGAGGGCGACCGATCAGAACACCGTAGCGATCGATCGCGAGGCTGCGGCGACGGCTAAGGCGACGCAGGAGCAGGAGCGCCTCACCGTCGCGCGCAAACGCTCCGAAGCCACCCAGACGGATACCCAGGCAAAGCCAGCGTTGCGGGCGATCCCGCAGGGATTGCCAGGCTCTCTCTCCGGTATCGATCCTTCGTCGGGGCTTGCCGGAACGTCATCGGCGACCGCGATAGCGAACACAGCCCTGTCGTCGTCTTTCCGCCTGATTGGTGCGGATGTCGCCGCAGCTCGCGAGGAAGCAAGCCTCTACCGGCACGAAATTGACGCGGTGCGCGCGCGGTACAACCCGCTCTTTGCGGTGTCGCGACAATACGAGATGGAACTGCGGCAGATCGCCGAGGCCGAGGAGATCGGCTGGATCAGTGCGCGCGAGGCATCCGCTGCCCGCGAGGTGGCTGCCGCACGCATGGCGCCGCTGACGGCCGGCGTGACGAAGCTTGGGACCGCGACGAAACTGACCGCATGGGAAGTCCGCGGTCTTGGGATGCAGGCCAGCGACACGATCCAGTCGCTGCTGCTGGGAATGCCGCCGCTGCAGGTTCTGCTGCAGCAGGGTCCGCAGGCTGTCGACCAGATCGGCGGGATCGGGCGCGCGCTGACGTTGCTCAAATCAGGGCTTACGCTCCCGCGCATTGCCGTCGCGGCGGCAACTGCCGTCGTGCTCCTCGGTGCCAAGTCCTGGAACGATTATCTCAAGTCGACGATCGAGGTGACATCGGCAGCTTCCGGGCTGGGGCGTGCCATGGCCGGCACAGCCGGAGAGATGGAAGCAGCCGCTCAGACTGGCGCCCACGCGGCCGGGATTTCGGTCAAATCAGCGCGGTCGATGGAGGCCGCGTTTCTGCGGACCGGGAAAATTGGCCATGAGAACTTCGCTCAGCTGATCGGGATCTCGAAGGACTTCGCGGCGACGATGGGGATCAGCACCTCTGCCGCCGGTGATGCTCTGGCCGAGATGATGCGGGATCCCGCAAAGGCCGCAGATGAGCTCGGCCAGCAATATGGCCTGATCGACGCTGCCACCATGGAGCACGTCAAGAACCTGACGGCGCAGAACCGGCTTCAGGAAGCGCAGGCGGCGCTGATCGACGGGATGAATGGGCGATTGGCTGTCGCTCGCCAATCCGTCACGGGCCTCGCGAGTGCCTGGGATAGCGTCAAGGTCGCCGCGTCGAACGCGTTTGACGAGGCCGGTAAGGTTATCGATCAGGCGATCAGCGGTGCATCGTCGGATGACAAGATCGCCGCCTATGAGCGCGCTCTGCAGCAGCTCAGGTCAACGCCGGCGTTTCAGGCTGCTCAATCCGGCGACAAGGGATTTTTCGCAGGTCGGGCGCTGGCATCGGAGCAGAATATTCTTGGCCTGCTCGATCCCCTCTATCGTGAGAGAGAACAGAAACGGCTGGAGGCGGAGCAGGATGCTGCCAAGCAACGCGGAATCGCGGCGTCCTCCATTGCTGATGCGTCTGGCGTCAACGCGACTGCCAAACGAATGCAGGATCTGCGCAACCAGATCGATGTGCTTCGCCGCGGCCTTGACGGCAATACCGGCCTCGGCGATCGGCAGCGTGACCGGATTACTGCAGACCTTGAGGCGAAAACGCGCATCCTCGAGGCGCTGCATACCCGCGAGACGCGGCAGGCCGAACTCGACCGGCTCGATATCCGGATCCAGACCGAACGTAATCCGCTGCTGCGAGCCGAGCTCGAGGCGCGTCGGACGCTCCTGCAGATGGCCGATCAGGAGGTATCGAATACGGAGATCGGTTTGGCGGCGGATCGCGCACGCAACCAGGTCATTGCCCAGACGATCTCTGGGGCAGCCAGCCAGGCCAGCGCGATGTCGACAGAGGCCGAGATCCGCGGTCAGCTCAACACGAAGATCGCCGCCGGCACGGTCGCAGCGGCAGAGGCAGATGCCTGGATGCAGCGCGAGCTGGCGATGCGGCCGCTGCTGGCAGCCGCCGCGATCGCTGAAGGCGAGGAAAAGTCGGCTCTGGAAGAGCAGATCCGCAAGCTCGGGGCGGCTTATGATGATCTAGCCAAGGTTCGCCGAGAGGCAGCGATTATTTCAGATGCGAAGGCGAGTCAGGACCGGCTCTCGGATCTGCGGCTCGAAACCGATCTGATCGGTCGGACCTCGGCCGAGCGTATTCGGGCGCAAGCTGCGGCGGCAGCTGAACGCTGGATCCGGGATCAGGGACCCGACCTGTCGCCGGTGGATGCCGAGGACAAGCGGCGACGCGCCGCCGACGAGGCCGAAGCACAGATCCAACGGGACCGAATGCAGCACACCGATGAGCTGCGCAGGGCTCAGCAAGATGCAACATATGCTGCTGCAGCTCGTCTTGCCGCAACGCCCGTGGCACGCGCCAATATCGAGGCCGAGAGGGAATACGCGCGCGCCCTGGCCGAAACAGGTGATGCCCAGGAAGCGGCCGCGCGGGCTGATCTAGTCCGTAGTCAGGCGATGTCCGAGCTGCGCGCGACGGTGCAGGACTATGTCCGCGCCCAAGACGAACAGATCGCTCGGTCGCGGCTCGAGGCATCTCTGGCAGGGCAGTCGGCTGCAGTCCACGCCCAGGCGATAGCTGCCTACGAAGCCGAACTCTACATTCGCCAACAGGGGATCGATGCGAACAGTGCCGAAGCGGCGCAACTGCGAGAAAATGCGCGGCTGATCGGTGATGCGCAGCTCAAGACGGAACGGCTTACGGAAGCGTGGAGCGCGGTCGGCAAGGCTGGCGAAAATGCGATTGACGGGATGTTTGGCGCCTTGCGCAAGGGCGACGTCGCGGGTGCAGTGCAAGCCGTGGCGGATCAGATCACCGGGATGTTGGAAGAACTGGCGATTACCAACCCGCTGAAGAATGCGCTGATGGGCACGAGCTACGCGACGATCGGCGATGTGGGCGGCCTCGGCGGCATTTGGGATCGCCTCACCGGCAAAGCGCCCGCGATCGATCCGGTAAAGGCTGCCTCCGATGCCGCCGCCCAGGCAATGCGCTCCGTTCAGACCATGCAGGTATCGGCCACGAATGTGACGATCACCGGGATCTCGTCGATGTCCGCGGCGAATCTGCCCAGTGCGCCGGTTGGGGGCAACGTCGTATCGATGCTCTCATCGAGCGCAGTTGGCGGTGCGCGAACTGCTGGCGCGATCACCGGGCTCAATGGGGATTTCGGCGCCGCGCTGGCTTCGATGATTGGCGACGCCGACGCGATGTTTGGTGCTGGTGCGGTCAAGATCTCGTCGGCTTATCGCTCGCCAGAGCGTCAGGCCGAGCTCTGGGCCGCCGCGCTGCAGAAATATGGCAGCGCCGCGGAAGCGCGGCGTTGGGTGGCGCCGCCCGGGCTGTCGCAACACAACCGCGGCATGGCGGCCGACCTGCAATATGGCTCTGCGCAGGTCGGAGATTGGGTGCGGCAGAACGCATCTACATATGGACTGAACTTCAGGCTGCCCAACGAGCCTTGGCATGTAGAGCCTGCGACGAGTGGAGCGGCCCCGGCAACGACGGTGACCGCCGACCTCGGCAAATTTGCCCGTAGCGCCGAGGCCGCAACGCAGCACCTCGATACGCTCGGCGGTGGGTTCGATGCATTTGGGAGCGCGCTTTCAAGTGCCGTTCAAGGATATGCGAACGGCGGAACGTCTGGTGGTATTGGCGGTCTCTTCGCCTCGCTCGCTGGCGGTATCGCACATGCGCTCAAGATCCCCGGCTTCGCGCGCGGCGGTGAAACCGGAGGCTCTGATCCGTCAAAAATTGCCGGGGTCGTCCACGAGCGCGAATATGTTTTTGACGCGGCCTCGACCGCGCGTATCGGTGTCGCCAACCTCGAGGCGCTGCGGCACGGCACACTCCGCGGTTACGCCGGCGGCGGCTACGTGCAGTCCGCAAACTTTTCCCCTGCGCCGATCGGCCGAGATCAGGGCGCCAGCGCGACGCAGGTGATCCATCTGCAGCCGACTTTGATCAACAACACGTCGGTGCCGATGCAGCTCGAGGTGCAGGATGTGACCGACGCGAAGGGACAGCGCCAGCAACGCTATGTGCTCTCGGATGCCGTGGCTGACGGTATGATGGCGCCGGGAGGCAAGGCGCAGCGGTCGCTGCGTCAGGCTTATGGGATCAGCCGAGCGGGGATCGCTCGATGAGCTATCCCGTATGGCCTTCGGATCTTCCGCGACCGGAACGTCGCAACTGGCAGCTGCAGCGACAGGATGCCCGGCGCAAGCGCGGCTTTGAGAATGGCCCGCCTGGCTACCGCCGCAGGTTTTCCTCAATCGGCCAGATGGTCCAGTTTTCGCTCCTCCTCTCGGCGTACCAACGGGCGGTATTCGATCGGTTCTGGCGTGACGAATGTGCTGAAGGATCAAGCCTGTTCTGGATGCCGGATGTGACGCGTGACGGATGGCCGCTTGCTGCGGCTGACGGCTCGGCTTTGCGGACTGGCGACGGTCTGATGGTACTGATGGCCGCACGCTGGCTCTGTGCCTGGGGCGACCAGGCACCTATCGAAACGATCGAGGGCATCGAGTTCCGGAAATCCTGCTCCGTGGTGGTGATGCCATGACGCAGCGCATTTCGCTCAACGCGCGGCAGTCCAACCGCGAAGCCTCCTCGGCCGAGATCGAGGTAGTTCTGCTCGAATTCAGCCACCCAGAACTTGGCGCCCCGATCCGGCTGAGCACCGACAACACCGTGCGCATTTCTGACGAGCCGCTGATCTACGGCACGCGCTCGAATTGGCGCGGCGCCGATCCTGACCGCGACCCATATCTGTGGGTGATCGCCTCTGCCGTGCTGCCGGATGATGCAGAGGACGCGCCGGCGTCAGCGCAGATCGTGCTCGAAAATCTCGACGCGCAGATGGTTGAGGTGCTGCGCTCGTTTACAAGCCCCGCGCACGTGGCGCTTGCGGTGGTCGAGGCCGCAACGCCGGATCTGATCGAGGTCGAATACCACGATCTGCTGCTCTCAAACGCCGAGGGCACCTCGGCCGAGATCTCGCTCACGCTCTCGCGCGAAGAGATCGAGCTCGAGCATTGCCCGGCTGGCCGGATGACACGCCAGCGGTTTCCGGGGCAGTGGAGGTGAGGATGACCTGGTCGAACCGGTACGTCGGTATCCCGAACCTTGATCACGGCCGCTCGGCCGAGGGCGCCGATTGCTGGGGCCTTGCCTGCATCATCTACCGCGAGGAGCTTGGCATCACGCTGCCCGACTACCTGGGTTATGGCTCGGTTGATGAACATGGCGAGATCGCCGCGCTGATCGAGGGCGCCAAGACCTCGCCGCTCTGGCTGCCGGTAACCGGCCTCGCGGTCGCGTTCGACCTGGCGGTGTTCCGGCGCGGCCGTCTGTCCACCCACCTTGGCATCGTTATCCGTCACGGCCTGATGATCCACATTGGCCAGACCCATGCCGTGCTCGAGGATTATCGCCGCGGCCCCTGGTCCCACCGCTTCACGGGTCATTGGCGCCACGTTCAAAGCCCCTTTGAACGGTCGGTGCAGATCATCGAGGAGGCCGCGCGATGAGTGATCTGCCGCTCCATGTGCTGGCATTGTCGCCATTTGATCCGGGCGCTCGCCGGGTGTCGTTCGAGCTGCCAGAGGGCGCGAATGTCGCCGAGATCGTGGCGCGCGCGCTGCCGGCGGCAAGCGAGGCAGATCTCGGCCGAGTGCGCATTGCGCTGGTCACCGAGCGCGGCTCGCAGATCGTGCCCCGCGAGCTGTGGTCGCGTTGCCGCCCACGGCCGGGAGTGCGCGTGGTGATCCGCGTCACCCCGGGCAAGGGTTCGCTGCGCGCGGTGCTGTCGATCGTGGTCAGCATCGCGGCCGTCGCATTGGGTGCGATGTGGGGGCCAGGCGTGGCGACGGCCCTGGGCGTCTCGCAGACAACCGCAGCGGCCATCGTCGGGCTCGGCGTCTCGATCGTCGGTAACCTCCTGATCAACGCGCTGATCCCCCCGCCGAAGCCGGATAGCGAGCGGCGGGACGCCTACAGCATCACCGGCTGGAAAAACCGGCTCGACCCGGGCGGCGCGGTGCCCTTCGTGCTGGGCACGATGCGCTTTGCGCCGCCGTTCGCGGCAACGCCCTATACCGAGATCGTCGGCGACTGGCAGTATGTTCGCGCACTCTTCGTTCTGGGCGAGGGCGAAGTACAGATCGATGACATGCGCCTCGGCGAGACCTCGCTGGCCGAGTTCGATGAGGTCGAGACCGAAGTGCGCTATGGCGTCGAGGGTGAGCTGCCGGTCAGCCTCTACCCGCAGCAGGTGGTCGAAGAGCAGATCGGCGTCGAGCTGACGCGCCCCTATCCGCGCAACGACGACGGCGAAATCACCCAGATCACCGAGACCTACATCGTCGAGAGCGGTCCCTTCGCCGGCATGGAAATGACCAGAACGGTCAATGCTCCGACGATCGAAACGCCGGTGGTGCGCACGACCGGCGCGGATGCTTCCGGTGCGTCGATCATTCTGGCGTTCCCGGGGGGCCTCGTGCGTTACAACGACGAGGGCGCGAAGAGAACGCATTCTGTCTCGGTCCGGGTCGAGCAGCGTCTGGTCGAGGCCGAGGAATGGCAGCTCGTTACCACGCTCGAAATCTCGGCGAAGAAGGCCGAGGCCTTTTTCCGCCAGCACAGCTGGTCCTTCCCGAGCCGCGCGCGTTGGCAAATCCGGCTGACGATGCTGACCGATGAGACCGAAGACAGCCAGATCGCACAGCGCACGAACTGGTTGGCGCTGCAAACGATCCGGCCGGAATATCCGCTCAACTATCCGCGCCCGCTCGCGCTGGTGGCGCTGCGCATCAAGGCAACGCATCAGCTTTCGGGGGCGCTCGACGATTTCAACTGCCTGGTGAGCCGGGTCTGTGCCGACTGGGATGCGGGGACCGCAACCTGGGTGCGGCAGGTCAACGAAAGCCCGGCGGCCGCGTTTCGCGAGGCGCTGCAGCATGCCTCCAATCCCAAGGCCGTTGCGGATGCCGGCCTCGATCTCGAATGGCTGGCGAACTGGTCCGAGTGGTGCGCGGCCGAGGGGCTGACCTATAATGCTGTGCTCGAGGACAAGGGCACGACCCTGCGCGATGTGCTGGCAGAGATCGCCGCTGCGGGTCGCGCCACACCGCGCCATGACGGGTTGAAATGGGGCGTGGTCATCGATCGGCCGCTCGTGGACACGCTGATCGTCGACCATATCAATCCGCGCAACAGCTGGGGCTTCAAGTGGGCACGTGCCTACACTGAACCGCCGCATGCCTTCACCGTCAAATTCAGGGACGCCGGCAATGATTACCAGGAGACCGAGCGCGTCGTGCGCTGGCCGGGCTACTCCGGCGACATCACGCTGACCGAGCAGCTCCCGCTGCCGGGCAAGGTGCATGCCGATGAAGTCTGGCGCGAGGCGCGCCGGCGGCAGCTCGAGATACTCCTCCGACCGGACACCTATGAGGTCACCCAGGACGGCGCCGTCCGTGCCACCACCCGCGGCGATCGGATCGCGCTGAGCCACGATGTGCTGAGCCGGGTGCAGGTGGCCGCCCGCATCAAATCCGTCCTCGGCACACTCGTCGAAATCGACGAGCGCGTGATGATGATCTCTGGCACCACCTACGCGATCCGCTTCCGCGTCTTCGAGGATGATGACGACGGCATCGGCACCTCAATCATCCGCACGGTCAAGACGGTGCCCGGCGAAAGCACCTTGCTGACGCTGACGGGCAGCGGCGCGATGCCAGAGGCTGGCGACGTAGTGCATTTCGGGCCGAGCTCGGCCGAGAGCTATGAGCAGATCGTCACGCGGATCGAGGCGACGACGGACCGATGCGCGATCATCAAGACGGTGGACGCGGCGCCGCAGATCGACATCGAGCTCGCCGCGACCGAAATCCCGGCATGGTCGAGCCGCGTCGGAGCGGAACTCGATGACAACCTGCTGCAGCCGTCTGCGCCGCGGTTCACCTCGGTCAGCTCCGGCGCCGCCGGCACCGGCACGGCGGGGCTGATCAGCTATCTTCTGACCGCTGGATCGGGCGCGGTGCCGACCGCGAGCTACCAGGTCGAGCACCGCCTTGAGGGCGCGGTGGACTGGGTCGTGTCGGTTATCCCGGCGGCCAATGGCGGCGGATCGATCGACGTCTACGCGACCGGCGAAATTGTCGAGATCCGCGCTTGCCCGATCAGTGCAACGGGCGTTTACGGACCGTACACGCCGACCCTCACGATCACCGTGGGCGGGGCCGATGCTGCAATTCCGGCCGCGCTGGATGCAGATGCGATCTCCGTGACCACGCTGCTCGGCGGCGCGTTGATACAGGTTGCAACTGGTCCAGACGAGGCGACGGCACGGATCCAGCTTTACCGCTCGACGTCGGCCGTGCTTGACCGCGAGACCGACGCCGTCGGTGCGCCGATCGCGGTCGTGCCGCAGCAGAGCTACAGCCTCACCGTGGGGGATACGACCCGCGCATCGCTGCTCAGCGTCAGCGCCTGGACCACTGACGCCGGTTGGGCGCTCGTTGGCGGTGAGGCCACCCATACACCCGGCACGGCCGATGCGATCAGCCAGGCGCTCGCGGCGACGGCGGGGAAGTACTACCGGATCGGCTACACGGTTGACGGACGCACCGCCGGTAACGTGCACCCGCGCCTTATCGGTGGTTCGGATCGGCCCGGCGTCACGGTCAGTGCCGACGGCGCCGTCACCGATCGCATCCAGGCAGTGACCGGCAACGACACGATCGAGTGGGTTGCGAGCTCGGATTTTGACGGCTCCGTCACCGATCTGGTCGCCTACCTCGAAACCAGCGCCTGCCTTGGTGCCGGCACCCATTACGTCTGGCTCGAGCCGGTCAATGCCGATGGCGTTCCCGGACCGGTCAGCGGCCCATACACACTGGAGATTGTCTGATGTCCGGCTACACCACCACCGACCTGCCGACCGCGCCTCTGGCTGACGAGCTGATCGTCAACCGCAACGGCAATACCGCGATCCAGCGCGTTGCGGATCTGTCCACGCAACTGGCAGGCTCGGGACCATTGGCGGAGCAGCTGGATGATCTGCGATTGCTGGCGAGCGGTGAGCCTCGTCAACTCTTGCCCGCGGACATGGCAACGACGGCCGCGATCGCGCTCACCGGCGCGCAAACGATCGATGGCATCGCCACCGGGGCCGGGAAGCGGGTGCTGGTCAAGGATCAGGCGGATGCGGCTCAGAATGGCGTCTGGGTCACCTCGGCCGGGGCGTGGACGCGCGCTACTGATCTCGATGCCGCCGCGGAATTTGTGTCCGCATCGATCTATGTGACGGCGGGCACCGTTAATCACGCTACGACATGGATGCAGATAGCATCCATGGTGGAGGTCGGTACATCAGCGGTCACTTGGCGCAAGATCAAGGATGAGGCCGGGCTGCAGGCGTTGGTCGACGCCAATACCCGATCCGTGGAGGAGCTGGTCTCCGCCGTCACCCAAAAAGCGGATATTAGCGAGCAGACCCTCGGACATGCAGGCATCCTCGTCGCCGGCCCGGATACGCTGGCGGCGAAGACATGGCTCATCAACGATCCCGCCGATGCAGACAGCCTCATGACCGATCTGGTGCTGGAGCTGACGGCTGACGCTGACGTGTGGGTGCGGCGCTATACCCACGATGGCAGCGTTACCTGGACAAAATCCGGGACAGATCTCAAACTTAGCGGCAAGGCCGGTACGAACACCTGGGGGCCGGGGGACATCGGCACATTTCGAGTGGCGGCGGGCGAGTATCTGGCGATCTACGCTGGTGCGAGTATCGCGGCCGACTTTTCGGCGTCTGACACGATCGTCAGGACCGTGGGGAGCTCCAGCACTGGCCTATACCGTACTATCACGGGCAACGCCAGCAGCGGATCGCTCAAGCCGGTTGGTATCCGGGCCACCCTGCAAGCTGGCCAGACGGTGAAGTCTGCGGATGGCGTCGGTGTAGACCTCACTGCGCGCCGGACCATGCAGGTTATCGGACGCAGCATCGAGCCGATCCCCTCGACAACAGCTGCGGCCGCACGAACTGCCGTGGATACTACCCCCGCAGCGGCGCGCTCGCTGTTGACGCGGGTCTCCGCCTATCTCACCGGCAGCGCCATCGTGAAAATTCGCCGCTTCACCCTCTCGGGCTCCACGTTGACACAGGTGGGTAGCGATATTGTCGTGACCGGCGTGACCGGGCTCAATGAATGGACGCCGGATGATTTCGGGCAGGTTATAGTCGAGGCGGGGGAGTATATCGGTTTTTACACCGCCGGAATCATTGGCTATAACACTGCCAGCACCGACACTTCCGGTTTGACCTACTGGCCCACCAGCACGGGTGACCTGACCACTATCACCATCGGCTCCACACTCAACAAGCCCTTTGAAATCAGGTTCGAGCTGGAGCAGGGGCCGGATATTGACCTACTGTTACCCTTGCTGAAAACGGTAGCGGCTTTGGATGCTCTTCCCGCGTCGGTGGCGGGGGTGGAAAGCGCCCTTTCCTACCTGACCGACACGGTGTTGGCGCAGGGCCTCGGAGTATCCTATGGAGACCTGATTGAGACTGCCTCGATCTCCTACAGCGCCTCGTCGGCAAATGTAGATGTGGCCATCACGGTCAACCGCAACGGTGTTTCTACCGAGACCTCCTACACACTCACGGTAACTCTCACGGGCAGTGGCAGCCTGTGGCGCTATGATCTGGTATATCTGGCCAAAGATGGATCGCTCGCCATCGAGGCGGGTGCGGAGGCCCGCACGACCGATGCCTCGGCGTTCATCCCAGCGACCCCCGATGAGGGCATCCCGCTCTTCATGCTCCGAGTAGGGGGCACTGGTGTCGGGGACGCCCTCTCCCAGTGGGACTTGCATGATGGCATCAAGCGGCAGATCCAGCCCGAGGTGCTGCGGGATATCGAGCGCAACAGGCGCATCCTCGCCCGCACCCGCAACAAGATCGCGCGGGGAGACACCATCAACATCCAGAGCCTCGGCGACAGCATTACGGAGACCGCGGGCATCGTCGGGAGCAACGGCGTCACGACCCCCAACGGCCAATATCGCGACCGCGCCGCCTCGACTGATGGCGAGGGCGGATATCAATATCTGCGGACGGCCTATGGTGACGATGTGGTAGACGCGGTGCCGCTCTACACCGCCGTCCAACTCGGGCGGGCGGATGACAGCGCGGGGGCGGTGCATACGCGCATCAGCTACGTCTGGCAGTTGGTCGCGGAGCTGGAGCGGATCGGCTACACCCTCGGGACCGACCTGACCTATGACAATTTCGCCCAATCTGGTAAGGGCACGACCGACCTGGTGGACGGGTCACTGCTGCCGAGAGCGTGGCTCGACAATGCTGTGGCCCTCGCTCCTGACGTGGTGATTTTTGCGATGGGAATGAACGATCTCGGCGGTCCTGAGGACGTATATGCCCGGGTGCGTGTCATCATCAGAGAGTATCAGGCGGCGGGGACCGATGTGATCGTGATGGGCTGTGCTCGCCCACGCGGGGACATCGTCGGCAATGCTTTTTTGAGCGGCTGGCTACCAGTCAATGAGGCACTGCGGCGGGCAGCCTATGACGGCGGAGCAGCATGGGTCTCGCTCTTGCCTCTATACGAGACAAGATATCTCGGAGCTCTGGGCATGTCCGTGTCCGACCTCTGCACCGCAAACGGCTATAACCACCCTGGCATTCGCGAGCACCTGCGCATGGGCGACATGCTGGTGCAGTTGTCTGGCCTGACCACTTAGATCAGCGCGATCGCAGTCCGGTTGACTATCGATTGCCGCGGGTCGGGTGCGGTCAGTCGCCTGCTATCCGTCCGGCACGCTGCCTTAAGTATGGCGTTAAAGCGGCCTTCAACACCTGCTTACTGAAAATCGCTCTGCTGCAAATATTGCTGTCAAACACTGCAAAAATTCGTGTCACGCTACATCCGTAGATACCAAGGGCATCGTGCATGCTGGAGGTCAGCTCTCGATTGCGAGTGGTCTTGTGCAGTCTTTGGCATTTTATCCGGCTGGGACGCTGGCCTGACGATAGGTCTCGTATTGAGATTTCCGCGGGGCATCTGCAGAAAATTTTTGTCCGGAAGTTATTGCACAGTTGTCCGAAAGCTGTCGCGCCGCCACACAGAGTCCATGCTTTGCTCGACATGCTACCCAAACGATACCCACGAGAAGCTAGGGTTAACTTCGCGCGAATAACCCCGCGTTTAGGATATTGTTTTTATTGATTTAAATGGTGCCCAGAGCCGGAATCGAACCAGCGACACGCGGATTTTCAATCCGCTGCTCTACCAACTGAGCTATCTGGGCACCGGGGCGTCGCGGCTTGGCCGTTCCGGCGTTGGTGCGGGGTTACTAGACGAGGGCGCGGGGGCTGTCCAGAGGGTTTTGCGGGTTTTCGGCAGAATTCATTCCGGGATTGACCTGGCGCCCCCCGGCGCGCAGGTTGCCGCGGCCCGCACGGAGAACACCTTCTTGAAGAAGTCCTTTTTCACCTGCCTCGCCCTGTTTGTGGGCCTCCATCCGGTCTTTGCGGAACCATCCGCCCCCGCCTCCGTCGGGCAGGATCACGACAGCATGCTGCGCCTGCGCGCCGAAGCCGTGGCGGCAACCGAGAAGTTGGGCCCGCCACTCGAGGCACTGCTCGCCGGGCTGCGGGGCTGGACCTGTGCCCCCGACCCGCGCCCAGTGCAGCAC